GCAGCCGAGAGTTTCTCAAAATCAGCTAATGACTCGATTCTGTTTCCGCTCCCGATCCGCCCAGGCGCTCCACCGCCAACACTGGTCAACCCCTGGTAACGCTGTAGTTCAGTCTTTAAGTTGGAGTTCTCTGTCTGAAGTCCCTTATTGACCTCTTCCATCAACTCCATTTTTGCTCTGTGATATGCCGCGACGATTCCTCTGGGATGCTGACGATAAATATTGCCGTCAGCGCTGGCCATTATCTCGCGTAATTTCGTGTCAAGCTTGGTCCCCTCGCGCATGAACTCTGGGTCAGCCTCGAAAAGTTCTCTCTCAGCAGCTTCCCATTGAGTTCTATGTTCATGGGTTCCTGGGGGCGGTAACTCGACCGTGCGCTGTGCGCGTTCGGCCTGTTCCTCGGCCTCCATGACCGCGATCTCTTTATCGGCTTTCTCGACAAGCTCGAAGTTGCCTTCGTCCTGCCATTGCTGCCGATATTTCCTCAAGTCAGCTATCGAATAATCGCGCTTCGGTTTCTTGCTCGCCTCAAACTCAGCTCGCTCTCTGGCAAACTGTTCCCGTTCTCTGGCAAACTGCGCCTGCGCAGCCTTAAATGCCGCCCGCTCACGCTTGGTACGCTCATACCGGCTAGGCTCTTTAGCCTTCGTCTGGCCATCCTGTCCGGCCATGGCCGGATCACTTTGAGAGGATTCTGACCCGGCAGTAGCCGGACTCTCACCAAGCCCCTGGCTCGGTTCTTGAGCAGATGATTGCGTAGTTACTCCATGAGTCTGAGTAGTACCATCAAATGCCGTTTCCTCTGGCATATCTTTTAAGCGATTTTCAGCTTCCGATTGCTCCACGACCACCTATCCAGCGCCAATCATCGGTCCGGCCACCGGCCGGAATGGCGTTTGCCCCTCGGGCGATCGCGCTCAAGCGCTCCTGATCTTCATCGGTGAAACTGCTCTCCTCATTGACTGGGAAAACACGCAGCCTGTGAAGCAGGGCCAAAATGTCCTGCTGCCCTCGTGCTCGGGCGTTCGCGCTCACACTATTCTGGTAAACAGCATTGAACGTCGCGGTAGCGACAATCTGGCGCAGGAATTCAAAAAGTTTTATTCCACAACTCGAACGACAAAACAAGTCGAAACTATTTCTCTCCTCTTGAGTCCAATCGACTGCCCGAATTATCGGGCGACTCAAAACCATCCGTAGATACCATTTGAGAATTAGATTCATCTTTCACGTAGCCTCTCCCACCGCAAAGCGGACATTTCTCCGTTGGTGAAAGTTTCTTTGAGGGATCCACCCAGTGGAAAGCCCCGTTTTTATAGCGATAAACAGAAGGTGGAAATATCGCATTGCCCCTATCATCCCATGGACCCTGGCATTCAATGTATTGCCCCTCAGAATGTTCGTTAATCCCATGACAAATGTATCTCCCAGCATATGGACCACCGATATACTCAATCTCATATTTGGGCAGCGTCTGGGTCCGTTTGTACTCCTGTTCTTTAAACGTTTTATACCACTGGCGATATTCTTCTCGCTCATGTTGTTTTTCGGCTGCTGTTTTTTTCATCTAAGCCGGCATTCCTCCATTACCACCCGGTAACGGTGGCCCAGCTGGTGAAAGCGCTGGTTGCCCTGGCTGCGGCAGATTAGGCGCACCAGGCGGCACAGGCGGCGGCGCCATACCAGATGGCATAGGGCCAGCGCCCGGAGGCGGCGCACCCAGCGCACCACGCAACTGTTGCGCTTTTTGAGCAGCGGCAGCTTGCTGCTGCATCGCTTTCTGTGTCTGTTGAATCTTGGTCTGAAACGGCATGATATCGCCAGCGTGCGCTTTCCAGTACTGCGGATTAGCCCTCGCAGCATCGATATGCATCCCCATGTGTTGCATAAAGATCGACATCAAAGGCGGCGGAATCGATTGCCCTTGCTGGGTCCGCCACCCTATAAAACCGTCGCAAACCTGCAAATGCACCACATGATCATCATTAGGTTTGACCTGAGGCAGGAAGCCATCAGTCATGATCGAGTTCTCAACCGCCTGTTGTTCCTGTTGATCAGCTGCCAAGTCCTTTGGCTCAGAATAAATCTCCGCGACCCACTGCGAATCCATCAGTTCAACAATCTTCTTATCAATCTCGGGCGTAATGATCCAAGGCGAACCCTGGCTAAGCTGACGCAACTGCATCAGTTTCTGAATCTCGCGCTCTCTGGAATATCCGTCGACACTCCCGTTAGGCTTGAGCACGTATTTATTATCGAACGCCGCGTCATCAAGTGTCTGTCTCTGGTTGCGCCAGAAATAATCCAAGCTCTCCCTGTCATACTGTTTGAGTAATCCCCAGGATTGTGTAAACACCCGCGTCATAGCTCCTTTCAAGATTCGCGCACGCAAATCGTTATTCTGCTGCATCACGTTGGTAATAACATTGGTCTCAGTCGCCGTCTTATTGCCCTGTGGCTGATTGGGACCCGCCACTCCGAAATCCGGTATCCCAACCCGCTGCTCCGCCATAGAACGGTTGGAACTGATCTCCTGATCGAAGCTGACGGGCGGAGCTGGCTGTTGAACAAGCTGTAAGACAGAATCGTAAACTGCGCCAGGTTCCCATCGGATGTTCTGAGCGTTGATACTCCCGCCTTGAGTGGATAAAACCGGCCGATTGGCAATCGACATGAAATCAAGTTTCTCATTCCATGTCTTACACGCGCTTGCTTCATACATCTGGACCAGTTCGCATACCCCGCGGCTCGAATAAAACCCGCCATCGGTGAGCTCATAGGGGATCATGGTCAACGGGATTTCTTTGTGTTCATAGGGCAGCTTGAAATCGCCCCTCGCAGGTTCATCAGGCTGCAACGGGCTGAAAGTCTTGACCCGTATCTGGCCGTCACTCTCCCGGATATAAACCTCCCAGAGCACGATCATGTCCGAGAGCTTCGAGTAGCTTAAGCCCTCAGCCGTGTACCGGTGGCGCTCGTATTTCTGGTCTGGTTTACCCTCGCCAGTAATCGAATCAATATAGCTTTCATCGGTATTGAACCCTTTGCGCCTGGCGTCGCGCTCGTATTCATCGCGCGAATACTGCATCACGTGAACGACTCGATCGGCTTTCTGGAAATCGAATGTCGAGTACGCCGGCACGATGATGAAATACGGATGAATGCTGGTGAATGAGAGCTTTCTAGCTCGATCATCCCAGTAGGTCTTGAGCACACCAAACCCGTTCTGCAAACACGAATCGATCGCACATACGGCTTGTTCACTAAAGTTTGATACTTCCCGCACCTTGTAATCGAACCATTGCGCTACGCTATCGGTATAGCTGTCGCCCTGGGTTTCTAAGGAATAAAAACTGGCAAGAAGTTCCGGACCAAATATCCAGACCACGTAGTACGGTTTGAGCTTACCAATAATGGTGTCAGCCACTGGCACGTGCACATTAGCCGCTCCTGGCCAAGGCCGATTAGCTCTGCCAACTCCGGCTCCGCGCATTTTGGCCCAGACGATCTGGCGACTTTCCCACTTGGAACGGTCTTCAAGATCGCCCGTTATCTCGGAATAAAGCTCAGAATTGTCCTCAGGCATCGAGCTAGCTCTGGATGCGCGTTTAAAGCTGAGTCAAAGTCAGAATAGTCGACGCCGTATCGGCGTTCAAAGTAAACACTGTATTACGCGGAATCCGCTCAAATGTGAGCGAATCACCGGTCGCCAGCACAACATTATTCACATCGGCTACTGTCGCCGGCTTAGTCGTATCGAAACTGACCCAGACTTTCCCGGGCCCAGTGTTCTTCATGTAGATTTTGCCACCATCAGCACCCGAATAATTTACGGTACATAAATCATTGGCTGCCAAGGTGATCGTCCTATGCAGCCGTACTGTGACTGTCTGAGGCATTTACGCTTGAGTGATCGAAGAACCTTTCAATGAGCGCGCCTCGAACTTGCAAAAAATCGCACTGTAATTATCAGTCACACTCGGCCACTGCGCGATAATTGAGTTACCCGTATTCCAGCTGTAAACTGGTGTGGCGGCCAAGTCTGCGGAACGCGTTCCATAAACGCTCGTAAAAAGCGCATCAATCGTTACCGTCGAAGCGATTACCGTACCGGGTGTCGGCGCGGCCAAAGGCTCAATTTGATCTGTTTGTTGTCCGGCTTGCGGCTCTTCCTGTGGGGGCTGATCTCCATTCATCTCGTATTACGGAATAACAAATAAAAGTGCTTGGCACAAGGCAAAAACCAATGTGATCCTTTTGTTGCAAGAAAGGGTTCCGGTTAAGACCCTGTGGAAGCTTGGGGCCGGCGCCCTGGCGAGTGCCAGTGTGCGCCGGACTCGGGTCTGCAACCAACTAGAACCATCCGGGCGTCACATTGGTGCGTTCGCGCGCCAACCTGACATAGGCTGGGGAGAGCTCGATCAGTATCGCGCGCCGTCCAAGCTCGATCGCTACCTTGCCCGTGGTGCCGCTGCCGGCGAATGGATCTAAAACCGTGTCACCAGAGCGGCTGCCGGCTAAAATACACAGCTTCGGGATTTCTTCGGGGAATGTGGCAAAATGGGCGCCGTCGTATGGTTGCGTGGCAACAGTCCAGACCGAGCGTTTATTGCGGCCAGCGGCATTATATTGCCTAATCGCGGGTGTCCATGAAATGCCTTCAGCTAATCGATTTTTGCTAAATATCGGGTTATCCGTTTCGTGTTCTCCCTTGCCTCGCCACGGCTCGGAGTGCGGCTCCCTGATCGCGTCCGCAACATAAAAATAGCGTTCCTGTTTGGCTAGCAGGTAAATCATTTCATGGCTCTTGGTCGGCCGATCAGTCACGCTTTCCGGCATCGGGTTAGGTTTGTGCCACACGATCTCGCTACGCAGATACCATCCATCAGCTTGCAGCGCCATTGCTAAGCGGGCGGGTATCATGCAGAGGTCTTTAGGTTTCAAGCCGAGAGGAACTGTACCGTTTCGGCCAGTATATCGACTATCTAAGGGTTGGAATCCCGGCACACCAACCCGCTGTGTACCGCCATCTGGCCGCATTGAGTTGCCTGACCAACTACCGGCATAACTATCACCAAGGTTCAACCACAGCGTTCCATCGTCTTTTAGTACGCGCCAAACCTCGCGGAACACGGCAACCATTTTGGTGATGTAAAGCTCTGGGGATTCTTCTAATCCTAACTGCGAATCGATACGGTTAGCGCCACATTTAGGGCAAAGATCTTTAAAAAACTTGCCATTATCCTGAGCGTAACAGCGCCCATGCAATCCTGTTGGATAACCGTTGAACCGTTTATGATCGCATTGGGCATCCCCGCCTTCCCATAATGCGGTCCCGTAATCTCGAAGGCCCCAATATGGCGGGCTGGTTACGCAGCATTGCACACTCTTGCTCGGCAGTGTTGGTAAAATATCCTGGCAATCACCTGTAAGGATCTCGATCATAATTGCTCGAAGCTCCTAATTTTGGAACCATTCTAATCTCCAGTCCATGCCCCAGCGTCCTCCAATTGGTGCTGTAACCCCCTATCCCGGCGCCTGCCCCCAGGTTCCAAACCCTCATATTCCTCCTCCAAGCGTTGCCAAGGATCCTTTATTCTGCCGACATAAGTCGCAAAGTTCTGTACTCCGTGACTGAAAGCGCCAATGACAGCATCGGCTCTATCGGGCGATTTAACGCCCCTTTGTGCCATATCCGCCTTCTTCTCTATCCCCAGCCGTCCGCGCGCGTCCAGAGTCGATTTGCGGCTCGTTAACTGGGCAATTAGAGTCGGATCATTAAGTAAAACCAGTTCCTGACGCGCAATTCGCTGCGCGAAACTGTGCCAGATTTCGGCTCCCCGGCTGATGTAATGGTCTTCATCAGTCGGTTTGGCGCCAAAGCTGAACCGGTTAATCGGCCAGCCAGCATCTCGGAGCATGTCACACATGGGCAACCCCAGCCCGCCTGAATCGCCCCAGATTTGTTCGCTTCTCAAGCCCGCTTTGCGGAACTCCATGATAAACCGGCCTACGATCGCGATCGCATCAGTGTCATGGAACCCAATCAAATCGATCAGCTTGTTACCGGACCGGATCGCCAAGACGTTCTCGTCTCGGCCTTGAGCAAAATCGCAGAATGCCGCGTACTCATGCCGACTGATCTTAGCACCAGGCGGATTTTGAATCATGCTCATGAGCGGCTGAAAAGGCACGATAAAGCTTTCGCCCTCAGTCAAATCCATAAATTCGCCATAGATCGAAGAGCGAACAAGAGGGTGCTCTTCGCCATAGGTCTCGATCATATCGCGGATCTTTTCTTTGGAGATATGCGGACACTGTTCGAGCGTGATCTCGAAGAGCAAATGATTGGCCCGGTTAAGTCCGAAACAGTCGAAGAAGGTGCCCGAACGAAGCCCAGGAGAGCTGATGATTAAGAGAACAGCGTAACCGCAGCGATCGATTGCCTGGAAGATCTCGGCTGGAATCGATTTGGCTTCATCGACAATCATCAGAAGCGGTGCGCCTTTCATGCCGTGATGGCCCTCGACACGCTTAGGCTCATCGGTGGTAAAAGCGATCAATTGCCCGCCGAGATTGGTACGGATCTCGCGCTGTAGAAATTCCCAGTGAGTCAGATGCGGAGAACGGTAACTAAACAATGCGCGCATTAATTGGCTGTCAAGTTGACGGGAATCCGCACTAGTTAGGACAATCTTACTGCGCGGGTAACGGTCGAGCCAGCGGGCGATGCACAAAGGGATGACGATTGAGCTTTTGCCCGATTCGTTTGGAGTTCGGACAGCTATTCTAACTCGTTCATATTGAGAACCTTGATCAACAGCCTCGGCGATCTTGGCTTGCCAATCGTACAAATCCTTATTCAAGACTGTGCGAGCGAATAGCAACGGCGAGTCACGAAGGCCACGAGCAAGTTTCATGATTATTGTTTCATATCAATTACGCGGTCAGGATCGTTGCTCTAGAAACAACGACCCTTTCCTGCATTGCAATGCCGCTCCGTCTTAATGGTTTTCTTATCTTGCTTGGCCTTTCGCAATTCGTTGAGTTTCATTTAAACGCCTGTCTTTCAGCCAGTTCGCGCAGATAAAGCTCGTGACGAAGCGCAATAGCAGCCAACTGTTTGTCAGCGCGCGATAGGCGGTGTTCGAGCCTGATCAACTCTTCCTCATTGAGCGCGTCGATCAGATCGGAGAGGATAGTGCTTTGCTCATTCATTATCACCGTTTGCGTTATCAAGTTGCGGTCTGTACTGCTCGAACATTGATGACACCTCATCACGAATCGGTTTGGCTTGAGCCTCAATCGCTTTGGCGTCTTGGCTACTGATGTTGATCGTTAAATTGTTCTGGTTGTATGTGTTACCCCAGTTGAGCTGGATCTCTGGCTTAGCAAATTGGGCTGGGTATTTTCGCTCTAGCATCCAGCTAGCTCCGCACCAGTTACCAAGGCCATTCCAGATACGTTTGCGATAAGGCATTTCACGAGCGATTTCGGCTTTCTTAATCTCTGGAAACATTTCTCCGCGGCGAGCTTTGCGGATAGTTCTCTCTGAGATGCCGGTATAAAGGGCGACTTGAGCGTCGTTGAAGGCGAGGAAGAAGAGTTCAGCGATGGTGTCTTGGAGGGCAGGGGTAATTTTGGGAGGGCGGCCGCGAGGCATAAGAGGATGAGAAGAGGGTAAGAAATGGTTCAGAATGCATTATTTCGCGCTTCAAGAGACTGTCACGGGTTCAATCGTGAAAGTCATAAAAGTGTGAAAGTCTCATGCGACAGTGGTGCAGTGAGACACACACACACAGTATACGTAGTAACTGTGTGTGTCTCTGTGTCTCCCACTGTGGCAGGACAGAGTGAAGGTGTGTGGCATAAAAGTGTGTAGTGATTATTTGGAGCGGCAATAGGTTTTGAGTGCATTAGTTCCTTCTCTGGGAGTTTCGGTGACTTTGACCAACTGATCTTCAATCAGGAGTTCTAAAAAACGCCGAGCCTTGTTTACTCCCAGGTTGCGACTGGTAGCCAGGGCCAGATACCGATGCATGGTAACACCATCGACTAAAGGGAATAAATCCAGCAGATCTTCGGGCTTGAGTTCTGTTCTGGGTTTGGCGGCACGAATCTGATCTGTGGTTGAAGGAATCCATAGAGCGATGCCGTTCTGGACTGAATGGCTCCAATATGCTTCGCGCTGGGTCCATCCGAGTTTTTCGAAGCGTTTGGCAGCAATAAATTGATAAGTACCAGTGACTTTGGTTGGGTTAAGAACCAATACTCCGCGAGCCCAATTGGTAATCGAAGCTGTGCCAGCCATGATGTACATCCAGTCAAACCACGAATATTCCTCAGTTTTTTGGAAATTAGTTTTAGGCGTATGATGGACTAAGAGAGTTCCGAAATGATGAACAGCCATCAGTTTTGATAACGCATCACGTAAAAAATCGTTATTGCGCTCTTCGTCTCTGATATCACCTCCTTGATAGGCTGAGTATGGGTTGATAATCAGAATATCACAGGGGAATTCGGCTAGAAAATCGTCTAAAGCTTCAAAGAAGCCGATATAATTGACATCAGAAAGCCACTCGATATGGCTATTGGTTTTAAGCATATGTTTTTCGGTGTCAGAAAGATTGAGCCGTCTGACCATCCAGGCCATCTCGGTAATATCATTGTCGTCATCTTCAGCTTCGATAAGCAGAATCCGCAAAGGCTGAGCTGGCCGAATTCCGAATGCTGGTCGGCCGCAACACCACAGGATCACCATTTGCATGATCAGAGTTGATTTACCGTGACCACTTGGAGCGACTAGAAAACAACCGCATTGATGCGATAGCCAGCGGTTGCCAAGCAGATTTTTACTTAAGTCAACTTCTCGCTCCGAAAAGCTTAAAGCGTCAGTACCGCGTAACTTACGCAATTCTGACTTTTCAACCACGCCAGCTCTGGCTTGTGCGAGATCTTTATCAAACTTGGCTCGACTGAATCCTTCGCTGTTCAGACCATACCAATCCATAGTAGTCCAGAGCAGCAGCTGCCTTAAGGCTTAGGGGTGATTCTGATCTTGATTACTTCTTGCCGATCAGATCTGACATGTTTTTTGGCGACAGCGGCATAAAGTTGGCGCCCGATTTGAGTTTCGCCGACATAATCAATATAATGTTTGCGGCCATCCTTTCGGACTTGGTAAAGAACCAGCTCGATTGATTCTAATCCGCGGTTAAAGCGTTCGCGCATTACTTCGTCGGTAATTATCTTATGGAAGAATGCGTATTCAGCGTCCCAATAGGCTTCCGCAGCGGCGGCATCGGCGATTACGGGGGTCATTTGAAAATTCCTTTCACGCTTTTTCTGCCCCAAGAATCCCATTCTCTACTTCGTAACCGTGAAAGAGTTCAAATCCGCTTACTTAAAAAGAGCGGACTTGAGAGAGGAAACGAAGGGAATGGGACTCTTGGGACAGAATGGGGTTGAACTCTTTCACGATTCAATTCAGTGAAGAGTTGTATTTTATGACTCGGTAACAGTCAATCATTTTTGCTCTGTTCATCGGACATCCTTGTAGGTATTCAGGATCAGGATGTTGCGCAGTGAACTTTTGCTGATCCCGAAAAGTTTGAGTAGGAACCGTTGTTGGAACCCTTCTTTTTTCATCTGGCGGATTAATTGGACTTGGTAAGGCTGGAGCAGCCGGGGAGACTGTGGTCGAGCTCGACTCACAACGAGTTCAGGAGTTCGATCGCCTCAAGGGCGCTAGTGACCAAGTGATACCGGGCGCCGTTGCGAAAGAGCCGATCTCGGAAAGCCTCTTGTTCGGCGCTCAGACGGCCGCCAGCGCGTTTAAATTCGATCCAAAGGGTAACACCGCTCAAGGCTACAATAAAGTCGGGACAGCCGATTGTAGCGCGGCTGCGGGCAGCAGTCGAATGCCAGACAAAGGCGTAATCTTTGAGCTGGCACCACTGGGCAAAGGTGCGTTGCTCTACGCGCTCTGGAGGACGAAGCTTGCTCTGGGGAGACGCTGCTTGAATAGGAGCGCCATAGATTTCTTGATCTTTGGCGCTCAAGCACGAACGCATTTTATCGGTGAGCTTATCAATCGGAATTCCCATTTATGGCTCGCTCC